TAAACTGTGTACTTAACGTAATTAGAGATAGCAAATATGACTATGCACCTTGTTAGAGGAATGAGTTCAACTAGAACTGCTAAGCCTAAAGAAGCAACTATTACTATAGCAAAACGTAAAGAGCTCAGTGACCAGCTTGCTGTATACAATCGTCAGCTTAGACAACAGGGACGACATGACGAGCGACTTACGTTTGACCAGTATTATAACTATGTGCACGGTAGAGGCAAAGCCAAGCAGGCAACAGCAGCAAACAAAGCACCACCTAGGTACCGTCGAGAGACACAGCATATACCCAGCTTAGGCAAAGACCCAGGAATTGCGCCCAAGAAAGAATCTATAATGTATTCGGGCACCCTAGTTACGGGAGTGGCCACGATGCATAAGAGTAACGCAGTTCCTGTCATAAACAATGAGCAAGCAACCGAAATAGCACGGATGAGACGCTAGTATGATTATTTCAAACATTCGTAATGTAGAAGTTATACCATCTATCAAGCACCAAAGACGCTGTTGGGCAGTAGCCGATGTAGACGTAACTAGCACTAGCGGATTTTGGTTATGGAGGAAAACAAAGACTACTACCCGATCAGTTTTTAAAGACGAAATGTCAAATAATTGGGTGTGGGTGGATAATGCTAGATCCACTCCCGGCGATTGCGTCGAACAGCTTTATAATAGCTTCCTAATTCAAGCAAAGTTAAAGAAGATAGACCGATGAAATATATTGTCGCAGTTGTAATGATGTGTTTTGCAATGTATACACACTCAGGCACATTATTAACTCCTCAAATTGTTGGCAATACAATAATTGCCAACAATCCTGCTGAAGAGTGCTTGGCGTTGAATGTGTATCACGAAGCACGAAGCGATAATCTTGCTGGCAAGTATGCAGTTGCTGACGTCGTGCTTAATCGAGTCAAAGATACACGTTATCCTAATACAATCTGCGGTGTTGTTAAGCAAGGCAAGATGAGAACTACGGGAGGAAAAATAAAGCTTCACAGTTGCAGCTTCAGCTGGTTTTGTGACGGAAAGAAAGATACTCCGACTGAAGAGGATAGTTGGCAACAAGCTCAAATGATTGCTTACAACATTATCAATCACGAAAAGTTTGTCGGCATTACCGAAGGGTCTACACACTATCACGCAACGTATGTTACCCCTTATTGGGCTAGTTCACTAGAGTTCACAGGAACTATTGGCCAGCATCTTTTCTACCGATGGGAATAATCACTTTGTGTCACATTGAAGAAGGAATATCGATAACTAAATGTAAGAGGCAATAGAGTTGAACAAAATACACATAATCACATACCCCGATAGGCTACATGATGACAATTTCGAAGTACTTCTAATATATCCCAGTCAAAAAGTGTTAGCAGATTTGCAAAACACCGTGCTGGCGCATTACGAAAATAATGCGAACATTTATATATATGACAAAGGAGTATACGTAAAGGAAGAAATAAATTGGGTGTTAACCACATTAAAATGCGTCGATGTCTGCATTGCAGATATTGATAACACATTACCATTCTTTAGAGACATGCTGTCTTATATAGTTGCAAAAGATAAAACTTACTGGTTGACTAACGCTGAAGAATCAGTGTATAATCACATCAGTAAAAATAGAATATACAATTTAGAGTTTTTACTACACACCGGAGAAATGAATGAAAAGACATAATAAGACACAACAAGAATCACTGATTATCAAAGGAATCAGTGTTGAGGTGCGCAACGGCGATGTAAATTTTGCATTACGCAAGTTCAAACGTAAAGTGCAGGAAGCTGGGCTAATGCAAGAACTGCGCGAGCGTGAATTTTATACTAAGCCAAGCGAGAAACGTAAGCGGGCTAAAGCTGCGGCGCGTTCTCGCTGGCTCAAGAAAGAAACCAAGATAGACGAAAACACCAGCCAAGGTAATAGCTAAGGTAATAGCTAAGGAAAAACAATGATTAACCCAGTACAAGATAGAGTTATTATTAAGCCGTCTAAGCTAGAAGAAAAAACTGCCAGCGGATTAGTTATTGCTGGATCAGTTGATAAAAAAAACGAACTCGAACAAGGACAAGTAATAGCGGTCGGCCCAGGGAAAACTACTAGCGGAGGTCAGCTAATCACACCACAGGTGTCAACCGGCGACATAGTAGCGTACCAAAAAGGCACAGGAATAAAAACAAAAATAGACAATGAAGAATACTTGGTACTTGTTGAACACCAAATTCTAGCAGTTATTTTAGAGTAACTGCTAGTCATTTAACAGAGTGGGGGAATCCCCCACTCTAAGGAGAACCTTATGAGCACCAATACGCAATTAGACACTGACGAAAAGGTTAAGATTAAAAAGAAAGCGCCTAACAAGTATAAGGTGATCTTACTAAACGACGATAGTACTCCGATAGATTGGGTTATAGGAATCTTAAAAGAAATATTTCGTCACACTACGCCTACTGCTGAAGCGTTGACCATGGAAGTGCATAATCAAGGATCAGCCGTAGTAGGAACCTATACTTTTGAAATTGCTGAAACAAAGATTGATGAAACAATTAACATTAGCCGAGATAACGGCTTTCCGTTAGTAGCTAAAATAGAAGAGGACAAATGAACAATTTAAAAGAATTAACATCAGAGCAACACAGAAATGCAGAGAGACAAGCGTTTGTGAAAGAGATGTTCTCTGGAAAGATATCTAATGAGCGTTACGCGAAGTTCTTGTTTAATCAGCATCCGATATACAACTTATTAGAAACACTTGCTAACGTCCATGGGTTGTTTGACGATATGCCGGAGTTGCGCAGAGCTCCAAAAATTTATGAAGACTACACAGAATTATCAAAAGAAGACATCGAGCCTGATGCGTTGTTGCCTGTTGTAAAAGAATACATGGATTACTTGATGTCTATCTCCGAAGATGCAGATAGACTAATGGCTCATGTATACGTTAGACATATGGGTGACTTATTCGGCGGCCAGATGATTGCTAAAAAAGTGCCGGGCCTTAGCAAGATGTATCTATTTGATCGAAACAAGGACGAATTAAAGACCTTGATAAGAGAAAGAGTAAACGACAGTATGGCCGACGAGGCAAAGGTATGCTTCGATTTTGCTACTAAGCTGTTCCAACAGATGAATGAGGCGAAAAAGTGAGCGAAATTTGGACGCAGCTAATTAACTGTAAAGATAACTTTATTTCTGCGTTCGACGAGGTTGCTACAGAAATAGAGGAGCCGGGGTTGTCTGCGTTTAATCAACCAGAAAATGGGTGGATTAATCGAGTCTGGACCAATGACTACATACGACGAGCACACATCGACGTAGTAGATGCTCGCGATGCTAAAGGAATCTGGATGATGCACGTCTGCATCTTTCCGCAACTGCACAATGATGCTCCTATCTTTGGATTCGACGTAATTGCCGGCAAGAATAAGATTACTGGGGCATTTCACGATTTCTCTAAAAGTGTTAATTTAGATCATCCTATGATACAGCAATATTTCGACAGTGTTGAAGACTTTGTTCCCAAGAAGCAACGAGAACTACCGGAATGGGCCACTAACATCTTTACTGACAAAATGTTAGCTGCAAGCAATGTAAAGCAAGAAGAAAGTGCAGACATTATTAGAATTGTAGAAGACAATTTAAGATTGTACCTTAACAGAATCACGCAGTACAATCACATGTGTGATACTGACGAATGTCTTAAAGCGCAAAACTATTACTGCACAAACCAGCAAAAAAATCCACACACTCCCGCAGTAATGAAAAGTTTAGGACTTCCGCCCGAAGAAGTAGATATGTTCTGTAAAGATATGTTGTTTCCTAAAGTTCAGCAATAGTTAAAAGCTATTAGACATGCATTGTGTATATAAAAATTAATTAAAAAAATATCTTGCTCTAGTACTGAATCGACGCTATACTAGCGTTAACGCATAAAAGAAAAAGTGCGTAAATTTTGAACCAACAGGAAACACTAATGTCCGATATAACTACCTACAAAGTTGATGACATCTTTGAAGACGATAAAAATGATCCCAACAATGTTTTAATGAATATTCCGCCTGAGGTATCACAGCGAATGGGCTGGGTTGAAGGTGACGTTCTAAAAGTAAGCGTTGAAGAAGGACGTATTGTATTAACTAAAATCGAAGACCAACCTAAAGAGAGCTAAAATGCAAAACTGGAAAGCACCCGCACAACACGCAGTAGATTACTGGAGTGATCAGGCTACAGATGTTCCTAGTATGGTCAACGGGTTCAAAGGAGATTGGGCTATCAGTGATCACAAGTTGATACCCTCTTCACTAATGGATTTTGTATCAGAAATGTTCTTTAGTTCTACTAAGCTTTCACGTGTTCCTATGAGTGACATTAACAAAGTACTAAATGACGCGTGGGACGGCCCTGGATCTATGCCCAAAATTATCAACCTTACCTATCAAAGTCGTCGAGCTCGACAGCTGGGACGCCTTAACGACGATGATGCGGAACTAACAGGAAACGATGCTTCTTCGATTGCACATGATCTTATAATGCCAGTTAAGGACTAATTAATGTTGGTCATTGTGATAGGTGGTACTGCGTCACAAAAGCAGCGAGTTACCAGCATGGTTGAGTTCTGCGCTCAGCAACTAGTACCGAGGTTAACGTCTTTAGAAGTCATAGTAAAACTTATAGCGATACCGACGGCAGCGTACGGTTATTGCATGGCCTATGCCGACGGTCCTAGATTAGATCGTCCTAGAGACTTCATAATTGAAGTAGAGCGGACAAACAACCTGCGCCTGGTACTAGAAACAGTTGCCCACGAGATGATACATGTAAAACAATACGCCCGAGGAGAATTATACTACAGTTCAATTAAACGCAAGTACAGATGGTGCGGAAGATGGATAAACTATAGAATAAGCTATTGGCAACAACCCTGGGAAAAAGAAGCTTTTAAAAAAGAAAAAGTATTGCTCAATAGTTGGCTCAAAAAGGAAGGGTTGCAAAACAGAAAATGGGCCATAGAATAATCTAAAAATAGGTACAAGGTATGTCTAAACGCGACAAAAGTAAAGCAAAGTTGTTTAGAGCATGGAAACAGCACTTGTCAACCAGTCGATTATCACAGACTGCACAGGTTAAACGAGCAAAAGAATTTACTAGAAAAGGAATGGAAGTTCCTAGCAACATAATTTATTCTTAAGGAGTAACACTATGACTAAAGAGAAAACTACTGTTACTGATAGCTTAGAAGACGATGATTGGGGATTAATTATTAGTTCGAATGGAGACCTTAAAGGTGTTTATATTCCTCACGGAGTAGATGAAGAAAATGTGCCTGATGCTATTGTAGAAATATTAGAACAATACTATAACATTGACTTCTATGACGATGATGATAATACAGACGAACAATCAAAGACAGTACACTAATGCAAGACGATGCAAAATCACAGTTAGCTCAACTAACAAGAGAAGAAGCGGTCTTTGCTGATAATATTGACTGGACCATGCTCGGAATGACAAAGGAGCAAGCCATTGATCTAATGGCAGATAGGGTTATACAGCAACTTACTAGTATCAACGAAGACGATAGAGCAATTGTTGCAATGGCAACCTTGTGTAAGCTACTAGTAGAAAACCTAGCATTCCAAGCTATGCTTGACAACAAAACTAATTCAACGGAGAAGTAAATGAGTAACCTAGTACCTTTCGTAATTGAAAAAACAGCAGCAGGCGAACGATCCTACGATATTTTCTCGAGATTGTTGCAGGATCGTATTATTATGATTAACGGCGGCATCCATACAGAAATGGCACACTCCATTGTTGCCCAATTATTGTTTTTGGAAGCAGACAATCCTGACAAAGAAATCAGTGTTTACATTAATAGCGGTGGCGGAGAAGTGACTGCCGGACTAGCAATTTACGACACTATGCAATTTATCAAGAGTGACGTGCGCACTATTGTAATGGGTCAGGCCTGTAGTATGGGCAGCTTTCTTGCACAAGCAGGCACAGCAGGCAAGCGTGTGGTACTTCCAGAGTCACGCACTATGATTCACCGCGTTAGTTCAGGTACTCCGGGTACCAAAGGCAGTATACATGTACAAGAGCTTGAGTTCGAAGACGCTCGCCGTCACTATGAAGAATCTCGTAAGGTCAACAAACGCCTAACTGAGCTGTATGTTAAACACAATAGTAAAGGCAAGGACTACGACGAGATTTACGAACTGATGAAGTTTGATACTTTTTATAATGCACAAGAAGCAGTTGATGCCGGGCTTGCTGACAAAGTCGTGGAGCGTAAAGATGCTTGATCGCGCACCGATGCTTTATACGCTAGACAAAATTGTACAGGCAGGAACAGACCCAGAAATTCTAAGTGAGCACTCCAGCGGGCAATGGGTTCCTGCTAGACCATTAGGCATGTACAGTCTGCGTAATAGGCTCAAGTTAGCACTTATGGTATTTACTGGAAAAGCCGACGTAGTAATTTGGCCAGGAGAGCAGTAAGCTCTTAACAAGACCCAGCTCTAGGAGTAATACATGATCAATATTGAAGTTACCGAAAAAAACGTAAAAGAATTAGTCAACAACAAGGAAGTTAATGTTATTGTTCACGGGTGTAACTGTTTCCACAAGATGATCGGTCCTGTATCCGATAGTCTCAGACAGCTAACTGACAATAATATATTAGTTGTAGATGTTGACGGCTCTAATTACGGCGACATCAATAAGTTAGGAACATGGACGACTGGCTGTTATGAGTTTGCTGGTCACGCAGTAGACATATTTAATCTCTACTGCTCGTATACCTATCCGGCCGCCGGATGCGATGCTATACACTGGGCAAGTGTAAACGATGCTTTGGTTGAGATTATTTCAAAGGTCGAAAGCGGTCATGTAATGGGAATTGAACACATTGGCTTTAACTCACTAGACAAAACTGAATTTATGAGTGTGCTTAATGACATTGCAGATCGATACGACAACGAACTACCAGATGTCAACATAGTAGTGTTTGAAAAATGACAGAAAAACTTAAACTGTGCGTATGTGGTAAAGACAACGATACTGAGCTAGACAGAATAGACAGTGTGTATCCGTTGAACAGAGAGCGCACTGAGTGGAATGTATGCTGTCAAGTACATAACTGCGGATGTGGCAGGACAGTATACGGGGGCAGCGCCACACAAGCAATTAGTCGATGGAACAGCGGCGCCACTGACGAATACATAAGTTAACAGGACAACACAAATGAACAAAAAAACA